CTTACCGCTTTATCGAGAATTGTTGGCTGCTCACCGCGTATTGATCCGCGGTTTGAGCTGAGCCTCATTATCGAATTGCTTCCGACTATGCCGGTCTCTTTGCGCGAAACTTTGGGAGAACACCTATGGTTACCACCCCAAGGATGCCTGCCTTCACTAGAACGCAACGCTTTTTCACATTTTCAGAGAGATTTTTACGTTGGACCCGACATATCCAAACCATCTTGCGCTTCATTGGGTTGCAGCAGTGTGAGATGAGAAGACGGCAGCCTGTGCCTGGACGAACCAGGAGACACCTCCCAACCCTTGCGTTAGTAGGGCGGAGGCGTGAGACGACTTGCGCACCAGCACTTTTCCACCCATCAGATGTTAACCCTGGTGGCCCCGCCGATCGCCATCTGCCCAGCCGGGTAGACTTGGGTCGGAGCCGGAGGTTCGAGGCATAGGACTGGGCTTTTGCTCTACCTTCTTTGCCACTCTCGGGATAGTTTAATGTGGGATTTCCGTAGTATGCCCTCATTTTACGAACCACACAAAAGATACGGGACTTCAAAGCTTAATTTAATTACTACCCTTGGACCTGGCACATGTTTCTTATTTGCTGACACTTGGCGCCAACACTATGGGGAGTCATGCTCGGAGTTATTTAACAGGTTAGACATTAATTCAGTAAACGAGTATTTCCCAAAGATTTGCTTGTACTGGCCGGAATGTGGACACTATGGGGAAACACGTGTTCCTTGGTTTCTTGCACCACCGCCTGTGGAGGTGAAAACTGTAGAGGTGAAGACATACAAGGAGATCATGAAGGCGGGCTTCATGACTGCCAGGGAGTATGTTATTGCCTGGATCAGGCGTCAATGGAGCGATAAATACATTCATGCATGGAACGGAATTCGGTTCGCCTGGCGGCGCTTAGTTGACATTTGGCATTCGGTGCCGAAAGAAGTTAAGTATGCTGGGCTAGCCTATGTTGTTTGGCGTTGCTTCCGCCTGCTGCGATCGTCATGGCAGGAGCGACGAACTATTTTTGACGGACAAGAGGACATTGCATTTTGCGCACATTGCACACCACAGTTGTTAGATGATGACAAAATGGTGTTAGGTAACGCATATGAAAAGAAATTCCATGTCCCAGCAGCATGTGCACGCTGCAGCAAGGTGTGGTCCTGGAGAGGCTGGAAAGATGTGCGTATGCGCATCGGAAACTCCCATTACCAATTCTACGGCACATACACGTCTTTACGTATGCAGAGAGAACGTGACGTGCATTGCCCAGCGATCAACCAGCTCGACATACCAAACGAGTACCGGTTCGCCCACCGTTTCATGCAGATGCATGGTGGCACGATCGGCTCAATGGAGTCAAAGCAACGTTTGACCTGGAGCAAGCACACACAATCTTATTGCTTGGCCACTCAGTGGAATGAGATAGTTGGAGGGGACGCAACAGTATACAAACCACCAGCACCAGCAGCGACTGCACCAGCAGCCGCTACACCAGCCGCAACACCACCAGCGGCCACACCAGCAGCCGCAGCAGCAGCCGCTACACCAGCCGCAACACCACCAGCGGCCACACCAGCAGCAGCAGCAGCACCTGCAGCTGGGCCAGCAGCAACACCTGCAGGCACAGCGGCGCCGGCAACAGCCAAGGCAAAACCAAAAGCAAAGGCTAAAACCAAGGCAACTTCAGTTCCGACGCCACCTGCGCCACCAGCAGGCCCGACCCCAGCAGGTCCACCAACAGCACTTGGTCCAGCCGCTGCAGCAGCAGCGGCGCCCACAGCACCAACTGCACCCCCAGCAGCACCCAAAGCTGCCCCGGCAGCTCCGGCTGCTTCGGCAGTACCACAAGCTGCCCCAGCAGCACCAGCGCCTAAAGCTGCCCCACCTGCGCCTTCAGCGCCTGTGGCTGCAATTTCAGCCATAGCTGCCCTTTTACAGGGAGGCTCGCAGGCACCAGCCTCACAGCCCGCGACCACTGTCAACCCCCAGGGAGGGACACACACGACAGGGGGCGCGTCAGGCTCAGGTTCGGCACCACCGCCAGCGCCAGCACCACCAGCTGTTGCAGCGGCAGGCGTGGCAGCATTAGGAGCACCCGCAGTAACGGGGCCAACCCATATACAACGCATGAGAGATCTGTGGCAATTTGCCTCCGATAACAAGCGATGCATGCCGCAGTCAACACTACTATGGTCGCCATACACACTATGCCGAGGATTGATAGGCAAGAAAGCGACACCAGTGTTTGACACCACACCGCATTATCGCATGGGAATACTGGGCATAGGCTCACGGATTCTTGACAGCAGGTATATGACACCGCCGCCAAACATTGAAATGGCACCAGTTGCGCAGGATTCAGCCCAGGCTGTTGGTCCTGTGACACACCCTGTGACCATACACAATTCACAAGACAAACCATCGGTTGTCGCTGCGTTAGAGGGAAGATCTCAGGTTAAGCAGTCAGTGTTTATAGACACAACGACTGGGACATACCCGGATCTGAAATTCAAGAAATCCTCCAAAGCAGCACAACGATTGAACAAGTTTTGGCGAAAATTCAACCAAGATTGTTTGACAGACTCGGCGATAGACCAGGCTTACCACAAACTTTTTGCGGGAAAAACGTTCAAGGAAATTGCCATGAGCAAGTTTTCGCAAGAGGACATTGAGGCCATACAGGTCGAGTTGCAGTCAACAACAAAGGCTGAACGGTTAGGCACCCGCAAAGCAAATGGGAAGCTAGAGGCAGTTATTAAAGAGGGCAAACCAGGACGACTAGTAGTTGATAACACACTACAGCTGTTGGCTTTAAACATCATATCGACAAGCATCTTCCAACACATTTTGTTCGATGAGCACGATGGCATATTTTACAGCATGTCGATAAAACACCGAGCGCGGGACGATGTTCTGAACGATTTCGGTGAGATGATGAAAGACCCATGGGGGGATAAGGGCAGAGTAGCTGCCGGTCGAGTTGCCCGATGCCTGGAAAATTGCGCATGGGAAATCGATCAAACAGGCATGGAATTACATGAACGATGCAATAGGCATGGTGAGGGCCTACTGGGCTACACATACAACGCTTTGTTGCGGATTAACACGCGCGTGAGTCACAAGATCAACGGAGAATTCACCAACCTTCATGAGGCGAAGATTGTCTACGATGTTAAAAGTGGCATGCGCATACGGTTCCGCATCAAGAGTCCCGATGTGCCCAAGGAAGCCTGGTTCACAGCGAAGTTTCCAGATATGTATCTAGATTCGGGGTGGGCCTTGACCAGTGGGG